GCGTCCGCCGTTGCGGGTGCGGGCCAGAAACTTGATGCGTGCGCCGCTCTTCAGGATGATCTGCTCGCGGCCCAGGGCGGTGCGGATCTCGGAAACATACCGGCGCATTTTCGGGCCCTCAAAAAAGGCCCGCATTTCCTCAAAGGTCTCGGTGGCGGTCTTTTGCAGGTGGGCCGTGTAGATGACCGTTTCGTTGAACATGAGCATGCCGGACGCCGCCCGCCCCTGCACCAGCAGGCTCTTGCCGTTCTGGCGGGGCACGCTGCCGCCCGCCGTGGGGGCAGTCCATTTGCCGGACACGGTGCGGCCCATCCAGTCGTCCAGGATGTCGCTCTGCCACGGGTCCAGCACCGTGCCGCCCGCCCGCAGGATGCGCACGGCATCCGGCCCGTCAGTGGCCCGGTACTCCGGCGCGATGCGTTCGGACGACTCCTGGCTTCCCATCATTTTCACGCTCTGCGAGGATCTCGCCGATCTCGTCGCCATCGTCGTTTGCTCCTTCGATCTCTTCTATCTCCCGGATGGTCTCCCGGTACTGCTTGGTCAGCTGAGGCAGGGCGCGGCAGTCCTTGCAGGTGTCGATGCCCGCCGCCAGCACCTTGGCCAGCTGTTTGAGCTGCTCCAGCCGGGTGCCCCGTGCCGTGATGCTTTTCATGGTCGCCATGGCCTGACACCCCTTTCCATTTTTTCCTGTGTGTAAATCGGCGCTGACGGCCCTGGGTCGCCGGGGTCACGGGAGGGGGGACCCTCCCCACCTACCACTCGCCGTCCTGGATCCGCGGCGCACTGATGCGTTTTCCGGGCTTTTTCGGCTCGGTTTGCACCACTTTGTTGCCCTTCTGGGCATTGCACCAGTAATGTGCTGGCTGGAGATTCGTCCAGTCCTCAGCCGCGGCCCGTGCGGACGGGTAGCCAAACTGCCGCCAGCGGGACACTGGCTTGATCTCATCCACAACAAAGGACAGCGGGTGCTGCGCGTCTGAAGGTTCATCGTAATGAATTGGGCCAAGACGCCCATGACAGATGCCGCATTCGCCGCCCATCGCCCGGAGCCGGGCCCGGTTGCGCCGCCGCAGCTGGCCGTTGGCATAGCGCGGGTTGCCCATGCGGTTCACCTCCTGACAGACAAAAAGCCTGCACATGGCAGGCAGGCTTGCACCCCGCCGGGCACACTCCGGGGGCCTTTGCAGGGGCGGGGGTGCTTTGCGGAGGGGGCAGGGTATAAAATGCCCACCTGGGTATAGACCGGGGGTGGGTAAAGCAAAAGCCGCCCCGGAATGGGACGGCTGAGAATGTTCAAGATTGCCCGGCTGGTACATTCAGGCTGTTGGTAATTGATGGGTGATCCTCTGTGTCAGCCGGGCAGCACAAAGCCCACAGGGTGAAGGGAGTAAGGGACCTTTCCTGCGGGCTTCGGCAGTTTAAATTTTAGCAGGGGTTGACCGTATTATCAAGTCCGGTCTGCTCCGGTTTGCTCCGGACTTTTGATGTCCAGCTGGCGGACGGCGGCGCTGTGATGCTGGAACATCTGGCTGCGGGACAACCGGACGTAAACGGCGATCTTGTCCCAGTCCTCCAGCAGGACGTACCGGCGGAACAGGATCATGAAGTCCACCTCATCGTCCAGCTGGCTGAACACGTCCATCAGCTCGGCGCGGATGGCGTCGCACACAGTGGACTGCGCTTCGGCAGCCTGCCGGGCTTCCTCGATGCGCTCCACGGCTCTGGGCAGCGCCTGCCCGTCCCCGCCGCCGCCCGGTGTGGCGGAATAGCGCTGGGTGGTGTGCATGGCTTCGGCCTCCAGCGTGGCCAGCTCGTCCAGCCGCAGCCGCTCGAACCGCTTGGCCGACCGGTACCGCCAGAGCCAGGCCTTTTTCTCTTCGTAGGTCATCAAACTTCCTCCACCCGGACGAACACCCCGCAGGGATCCGACCAGAACTTCTCCACGATCTCGCTGCACACCTGGGCATCGTCGTCCCAGAAGTGCAGGCGGGTCATCTCATCCTTGAGGGCCTTTTCCAGGTTGTCAGTGTCCGGCTTGCTGGTGCGCCACGCACCGTTCCTGCGCCCCTCGGAGGGGAAGCACCACTTGACCAGCAGGCGCACCGGTCTGCCGGCAGGGATGGGCTTTGCCGGGGCGTGGGGTGCCAGATGGGCATGGAGCTTGGCACGGGTGGCTTTGAGTTCCGGGCTGTCGTGGAGCACGGCGCAGGGCTTGCCGCCCTTCATGTAGGCGTGCAGCTGCTTTGCGTTGTGGGTGGTGGTGGGCGGCTGCATGGGGATAAAGAATTGCGTGTACATGGGGTTCACCTCGTTTTTCTTTTTTCAGTTCGCCAACGTGATGGGGAGGGTCTCCGAATGGATGGGGGCTGTGGTCGCCCCATCCTTCGGGAAACCCCATCACAATTGCAGTTGCAGTTTTAGCTATTATATATAGGCTATTTTGCACTGCAAAATCTGCAGTCATAGCGGCTATAACTGCAAAATTGCAGTTTTTCGTGTCGTGCAAAATAGCGGCTATAACTGCATTTTTACAACAAACTGTAATTGCAAAAATTACAAATCGTTTAACCATTGCTGCCGGGTTCCTTGCGTCCAACTTTCTCACCGTCGATCCAGAACCGCCCGTCATCCTTCAGGCGGGTCTTGACGGTGCGGGGCTTTAGGTCCATGTATTCGGCCAGAGCATAGACGGTCACCTCGCCGTCCATGGTGCAGGCTTCAAAGGCGGTGTCCAGCTCAGCTTTTTTGTCCTTGGTCACCTTGCCTTTGTCGCCCCAGCGCTTGGCGGCACCGCGGTTGCCCAGGGTGCGGAAGTCGCTGTCCGGCTGCAGATC